AAAAAAGAACTCTCGTGCGGTTACCGCTGCCGTTACGAGTATGCGCCTGGCTCGTTCAAGGGTCAGGCCTATGACTACGTGCAGCGGGACATCCGTGGCAACCACCTTGCACTCGTGGACAACGGGCGCATGGGGCCGGACGTCGCGGTTCTCGACCATTTCACTTTCACCATCGACTCCAAGGAATTTACCCCCATGGCCACCAAAACCGAAACGCCGGCTTCGAACGACGAAGCCATCAAGCAGTACGTGCAGATGCGCCCCGCGCTGCTCTCCATGATCGCCGCGATGGATGCGGCCGCGAAGGTCACCGACAAGGACGATGACGAAGAAGAGGGCAAGGAAAGCAAGGACGAGTCCGAAGAAGAAAAGGAAGACGACGACGAAAAGGCCTCCGACAAGGCCAGGGACGAATCGGAATCCGAGAAGAAGGACGACGAGGAAGCCAAGGACGAGGACGAGGAAAAGGAAGACGAGAAGAAAGAGGACGCCAAGGACAGCAAGGGCATGGACGCGGCCGAGTTCGCCCGCGAGGTCGAGCGCAACATGGCGGCCAAGAAGGCGCTCTACGATTCGCTTTCCAAGCGGATCGGCGCGTTCGACGCCTCGGAGATGTCGCTCGCCAAGATGGCCAAGTACGGCTGTCGCAAACTCGGCGTCGATGCTCCGCGCGGCCAGCGCGTGTCCTATCTGCAGGCCTACCTGCAGGGCATGGACAAGGCCAGCAAGACCACGGTTGCCACCGACGCGGCTCCGGCCCGCCGTCCCGGCAACTTCCTCGACCGCCACTTCCACAAGGAGGCGTAAGCCATGACCGCTGCAGCTTTCCAATCCACCGTCAACGTCACGCTCGGCTACGGCATCATCGGCGAGATCATCGCCAACACGCCGCACCGCGCGGATTCCCTGACCCTCGATTCCGATGGGGGCACCATCGGCAACTTCTTCACCAAGAGCAATACCACCGGCGTGGCTTCGCAGGGCGGCACCATCGCCTCGGGCGTGGTGGCGGCCGGCTTCCTGGTGAACCCGAAGGTGTACGCCACTGCGGGCGCGTCTTCGGGCTCGCTCGACCCCACGCTGATCCTGCCCGGCAACGTGCAGGGTGAGTTCCTGGTCGAGGGCGACATCGTGGTCAACCTGACGGGCTCGGCCAACATCGGCGACCAGGTGCAGTACAACGAAACCACGGGCGTTCTCAGTGCCGTGGCTCCGGGCGGTTCGGCCACCGCGGGCAATGCGCTGATCGCTGGCGCCGTGGTGAAAACCGCGACCGCCGCGGCTGGCCTCGTCGCCATCCACGTCAACCTGAACGCGTAAGGGGCATCACCATGAATGCATCGAAGGAACTTTCCTACATCAGCCCGCGCGACGTTCGCCCGGTGCAGATGACCGCCGAGGATGTGCAGGATTTCGCCCTGCTGTCGCAACTCGGCATCAACTTCGGCGAGCGCAATCTCGCGACCATGGCCGCATTCGGCATGGACGCGCAGTCGCCGGTCACCGTCCCAAGCATCAACGTCCCGATCCAGTTCCTGCAGCAGTGGATGCCGGGCTTCGTGCGTGTTCTGACCGCGGCCCGCAAGGCCGATGAGTTCATGGGCATCAGCACGGTCGGCTCGTGGGAAGACGAAGAAATCGTCCAGGGCATCCTGGAGCCGATCGGCAACGCAGTGCCCTACGGCGATTACACCAATGTCCCGCTCTCGAGCTGGAACACGAACTTCGTGCGCCGCACGGTGGTTCGGTTCGAGAAGGGCCTGAAGGTGGGTTCGCTGGAAGCGGCCCGCGCGGCGCGCATCCGCGTCGACACGGCGTCGGAGAAGCGCGGTTCGGCTTCGCTGGCTCTGGAAATCCAGCGCAACCTGATCGGCTTCAACGGGTTCAACTCGGGCAGCGATCGCACCTACGGTTTCTTGAACGATCCGGGTCTGCCAGCGTATGTGACGGTGGCCGCGACCGGCACCGGCAGCACCACGACCTGGTCAACCAAGACCATGCTGCAGATCATCACCGACATCCAGGTCGCCGCCGCGAAGCTGCAGACGCAGTCGCAGGACACCATCAACCCGCAGGACACGGACATGACGCTCGCGGTCGCCACCGCGGTGTATCAGTACCTGTCCACCCCGAGCGACCTCGGCTACTCCGTGATCAAGTGGATCAAGGACACGTATCCGCGGATGCGCGTGGTGTCGGCGCCGCAGCTCAACTCGGCCAACGGCGGCGCGAACGTGTTCTACCTGTACGCCGAGAAGGTGGACGACGGTGCGTCGGACGACTCACGCGTGTGGCTGCAGTGCGTGCCGGCGAAGTTCCAGGCGCTGGGCGTGGAGAAGAACTCCAAGTCCTACGTCGAGGACTACACCAATGCGACGGCGGGCGCGATGTGCAAGCGTCCGTACGCGGTAGTGCGCTACTCGGGCGTCTGATCCACGCTGTCACCGGAGCAACTGGCCCCGCCCCATCCAGGCGGGGCCTTCGGTGATACCGCCAGTTTTGCTCTATCCTTGCCGCAACAGGGCAACGGACATCACCCATGAAAGGGATCTTGCTGGGTTTGGTAATCCTGCTGGCGTCAACGGCAGCAGGCGCGCAGGAATCATCGCCGGACTGGGTGAAGATTCCACACAAGTGGTCGATGGCGGACATGCAGGCGGCCCCGAATCCGCTGACGCAGTGGAGCAGGCCGCCGGTCTTGACCGACGCCGGTAGCATCGAGCGCGGACATCATGCGGCCCGGCCGTGGTTGCCGGTTCCGTGGTTGATCGTTCCCGACGACATGCGGAACGCAGTCAAGGTCGGGACGACGCGCCGACCGCTGAGCGAGTACGTCCAGACCTGCTACAGGAACGTCGCGAGGAATGCGCTGGTCGGATCGACCGATTACGCGCATGAAGTGGCGTTTTGTGCCGAGGTCGACGTGGTCGGCCTGATCTTGGACCAGGACGCCTACTTCAAGGGTGCCGAGAATCGCATCGGGACCGAGTTGATCGCGTTTGCCGGTCTCAACACGTACCAAGCAGTCCAGACGATCAACTGGATGAAGGTGACCATGGCGCCGATGGTCCATGAGGCAGACGCGAGCGCGCGCCGAAAATAGCGCCCCTGCCACGATCAATGCAGCGTCCAGAAGCCCGCGCAAGCGGGCTTTTCCATTTCCACCCACCGGAGGTTTCCACATGGGCAAGTCCGTGCACGTCTTTTCCACGCTGGCCAACGATCAGCACTACGTCAACTACGAGAGCAATCCGGAAGGCGTGCCGCTGCCGACCAGCGACATCCTGATCAAGGGCGGCGCCGGTGTCGCGAACGACCGCCTGATCACCCCGCAAGGCGTGCATACCGAGGTGACCGAAGAGGCGTTGGCCGAACTCGAAAAGAATCCGGTGTTCAACCTGCACAAGAAGAACGGTTTCATCACCGTGCAGGCGCGCAAGGCCGATGCCGACAAGGTCGCCACCGACATGAATGCCAAGGACAAATCCAAGCCGTTGACGCCTGCCGACTACCTCGACAAGCAAGTCGACGCCGTGGTGTCCGGCGGCAAGGGCGTCGTGGAACTCGAAGACGCGGCCTGATCCATGTCCTGGGTGCCTCCGGCCTACAACGACACGAACTTCCGGGCGCAGTTCCCGGCGTTCGCGAACACCACCGCGTTTCCGGAAGTCGCGCTCTCGGCCACGTGGACCACGGGCACTGCCTACATCAGTCCGAACGCGAATCCGGGATGGACCACGAACCCGGCGCAACTGCAGCGCGCGCTCGACCTCATGTGTGCGCACCTGACGCAGCTTGCGCAGCAGATCGCCAACGGGACGCCGATGGGCGTGATGTCCGCGGCGTCCGAAGGCTCCGTGTCGATCACCCTGCAGCCGCCGCCGGTGAAATCGGCGTTCAGCTATTGGCTATCGACCACGGTGTACGGCGCGGAATTGCGCATGCTGCTGGATATCGTCGGCGGTGTCGGGTTCTACGTCGGCGGTTCGTGCGAGCGCGAGGGCTTCCGCAAGGCGGGCGGCGTTTTCTGATGGGCTTCGACACGTCCAAGATCAACGCCGCGCTGAGCCGGCTCCCGAAGCAGTTCAAGGGCCAGCAGGCGAAGATCGGTTGGCCGAGCGGCAAGGAATATCCGGACGGCACGTCGGTTGCCTACGTCGCCGCGATCCAGAATTTCGGCGTGCCCGAGAAAAGCATCCCGCCGCGTCCGATGCTGAAACCGACCGTCGCCGAGAATCAGGACCGCTGGGCCGAGGTCATGAAGCACCTGACGCGCCAGGTGGCCGCCGGCGAGCTGGATGCGGTCGATGCGCTGGACGGCGTTGGCCGTGTCGCGGCCATGGACCTGCAGGCCACGATCGCGCAGATCAACGAACCGGCGTTGTCGCCCGTCACGGTGCTGCTGCGCAAATGGCGCAAGCAGGGCCGCACGATCACCGGCAAGACGGTCGGGGAGGCCGCCGCGGCGATTGCGGCCGGCGCGGAACCCGGCACCGACAACAAGCCGCTAAACGACACCGGCTACTTGATCGCCAGCGTCACGCATGGCGTCGGCAAGGATGACGGGAACTTCGCAGCATGAACCTGCACGGGATCGCGGCGCCGATGGTCGGGATGGTGAATCCTTTCGTCACGGCACAGTTGATCGTGAGCACCGGCAAAACGACCAACCCCGATGGCTCGGTGACGCCGAGCTACGCCGCACCGGTAGCTATCCAGGTGCAGGCGCAGGAGTTGAGCTTCAAGGACCTGCAACACGCGAACAACCTCAATCTGCAGGGCATCCTGAAGTCGATCTACTGCCCCGGCACCGTGCAGGCGGTGAACCGGCTCGCCGGCACCGGCGGCGACAAGATCGTGATCGCCGGCGACACGTACCTCGCCGTTGCGATCTCCGAACAGTGGCCGGAATGGTGTCGCGTGATCGGGCAGTTGCAGGTGAATCCATGAGCCGCGCGAAAGTCGATCTTGACAGCAACGGAAAGTGCTACTCCATCCGATTCCATTGCCCGGGCTGCAATGACCTCCATCAAGTTCGGGTGAACACTCCACCAGCGGGATTCGAGTTGCGCGAGCCCAATCCGCCGCACCCGTGCTGGTCATGGAACGGCAACCTGGAACGTCCGACATTCAATCCGTCGGTGCTGGTGCGCACTGGCCACTACTGCCATACGCCGCCGGTCCCCGGTAACTGCGCGTGCGATTTTCAGGAGCGCTACCCAGACGAGGAGCCGTGGCCATGGCCATGCTGCCGCTGTCATAGCTTCGTGCGCGACGGCCGCATTCAGTTCCTCGGTGACTGCACGCACGCGCTGGCCGGCAAGACGGTTGACCTGCCGGAAATTTCGGAATGAGCGCCACGGTCAGCGTCACGGAATCCGATCTCTACACCGCGCTGCGCACTTTCCTGCTCGGGCTGGTGTCGTGCCCGGTGGAGCAGTCGCAGCAGAATCGCGACGCGATGCCGACCGGCGATTTCATCCTCATGACGGGGCTGAACGCGCCCGGGCTGTCCACCGACAAGACCACGTCCATTCCGGGCCAATCGAACCCGGGCAGCGAAACCCATTCGCGCTCGACGCAGTGGAACGCGCAGCTCGACTGCTACGGGCCATCGGCCGCGAACATGGCCGCGCTGATCGCGACCACGTTCAAGACCGACTACGCCGCGACGGCGCTCGCCGCGGCCGCGATTGAAATCCAGCCGCTGTATGCCGAAGACCCGCGCCAGATGACGATCGTCAACGGCGAAAACCAGTACGAGCCGCGCTGGATCGTGGAGCTTGCCTTCCAATACAACCCCGTCGTGACGTTGCCGCAGGACTTCGCCATGGCGCTGACGGTCGTTCCTGCCGAAGTGGACGCCGTTTTCCCGCCGTAACCCTGCGCAACCGCACCACCCCACGACGCCGCCTTCGGGCGGTTTTTTCGTTTTCAATCGGAGCACATCCCCATGGCAATCCCCGCCAGTCGCATTGCAAACGTCATCCCGAGCGTGCTGTCCGCGGCCGGCTCGGCCCTGGACCTCAACGGTCTGATCCTGTCGCAATCCGCATCGCTCGTTTCCGGAGCGCTGCAATCGTTCGCCACCGCGGCGGACGTCGGCGCATTCTTCGGTCTGACCTCGACCGAGTACAAGATGGCCCAGATCTACTTCGAGGGCCAGAACGGCGCGACCACGACCCCGGGCAAACTCTACTTCGGCGCCTACAGCGAAACCGCGACCGCCGCATTCCTGCGCTCCGGATCGCTGGCCAGCATGACCCTGGCGCAGTTGCAGGCGCTCACCGGCACACTGACCGTGACGATCGACGGCACGCCCAATACTTCGGCGTCCATCGTGCTGTCCGGCGTGGCAAGTTTCAGCGCGGCTGCGGCCACCATCGAGGCCGCGTTCACGACGCCCAATTTCACGGTGACCTACGACACGCAGCTGAGCGCGTTCGTGTTCACCAGCAGCACCACGGGCGCCACCTCGACCGCGACCTACGCCACCGGCACGCTGGCCGCGGGCCTCGACCTGACGCAGGCCACCGGTGCGGTGATCTCGCAGGGCGCGGATGCACAGACGCCGGCGACGGCGATGCCTGCATTCGCCGCGGCGGCCGGCGACTGGGCCGGTTTCGCGACCACGTTCGAACCGCTCATCGCCGACAAGGAAGCCTTCAGCGCGTGGACGGCCGTGCAGGGCAAGCGCTACTTCTACGCAGGCTTCGACACCGACGTCAACGCGCTCACCGCCGGCAATACCGAAACGTGGCTGTCCCAGGTCATCGCCGCCAACGATGACGGCACCATCGGCATCTGGGCGGCCAACGACGCCGAGGGCGCGCTGGAAGCCGCCGCGGTGCTGGGCTGGGCCGCATCGCTCAACTTCACCCAGACCAACGGCCGCGCCACGCTCGCCGAGCGCTCGTTCTCGGGCCTGACGCCGACGGTCACCACCAGCGCGCAAGCATCGGCGCTGGAAGCCAACGGCTACAACTACTACGGCGATTTCGCGACCAGCTCCACGCAGTGGCAGTTCTTCTACCCGGGCTCGATCACCGGCCAATACAAGTGGGCCGATTCGTACGTCTGCCAGATCAAGCTCAACGCGGACCTGCAGGACGCGATGATGAACCTGCTGACATCGGTCGGCTCGATCCCATACAACGCGGCCGGCTACTCGCTGATCCATGCCGCGCTCGCCGATCCAATCAACGCCGCGGCGAACTTCGGCACGATCCGCACCGGCATCACCCTGTCGGCATCGCAGGTTCAGGAGTTGTACAACGCCGTCGGCTTCGACGTCTCGCAGCCGCTCAACGCTTCCGGCTGGTATCTCGACATCAAGGACGCCGCGCCCTCGACGCGCGTCGCGCGACAGTCGCCGCCGATGACCCTGTACTACAACGACGGGGGCAGCATCCAGGCCCTTTCCCTTGCCAGCGTGGAGGTGCAGTAATGAGCACGATCACTTCTGCGAACTCCTCGTTCGCCATCATCGTCCCCGGCGTGTACTCGGCGCCGCAGTCGGTTCAGGGCTACGCCACCGACGATGCCTTCGCCGCCGAAGCCGTCGAAAAGGTGGAAACCCTGATGGGCATCGACGGCAAGCTGTCGGCGGGCTACATCTTCAACCCGTACAAGATGACGATCACGCTGCAGGCTGATTCGGGTTCGATCGCTCTCTTCACCAACTGGCAATTGGCGCAGGACGCCGTGCGTGAGGTCATCGCGGCATCGGCCACGATCATCATCCCGTCGATCGGATACAAGTTCGCGATGACCAACGGGTACATGACGCGATTCCAGCCGATGCCGGAAGCGAAAAAGACACTTGGTCCGCCGAAGTTCGAGATCACGTGGGAGAAGATCGTCGGCGCGAAGGTGTCCTGACGATGGCCCGCAAGACCTGCCGAATCACGATCGACGCGGACGGCCGCGACAAGGGCAAGACGTTCGTCCTCACCGAACTGCCGGCGCTCGACATCGAGCGCTGGACGGTTCGCCTGGTGCTGGCGCTCGGCAAGAACGGCGTGAGCCTGCCGGACGTGCAGGCCGATTCCGGTTTCGCCGGCATCGCGGGCACGCTGTGGGTGCTGATCGCGCAGATCTCGCCGGATGAGGCCGAAACCCTGCTGGCGACCATGCTGCAGAACCTCAAGATCGATGAAGGCAAGATCACCCGCGACCTCGTGCCCGACGACATCGAGGAACCCGAAACCCTGCTGCAGATTCGCATGGCGTGGGTGGACCTGCATGCGGGTTTTTTCGTGAAAGGCGGTCGCCTGATCTGGGGCCGCCTGACATCATTGATTGGCGCAAATACTCCCGCGTCCTGAACGTCCCTCCAACCATCGCCTGCGCCGTCTCGTCCGATCTCGTGACCTTCGCCGAACTCGCGACCGTGCTGTCGCTGGAAGACCTCTGGGACGTTCTGGAAATCAACGCCGTGAACCGACACAACGAAGCCACTGCGAGCCGCGATCATGGCTAACATCATCGACGCGCTGTTCATCACGCTCGGGCTGGATACGCGCGAGTACCAGAAGAGCCAGAAAGAGGTCGGCACGTCGCTCAAGAAACTGGGCGAGACCTCCGACAAGCAGACCAAGCTGATCGCCGAGCATGGGAAGAAGGCCGCCGGCGCATTCTCCGCGCTCAAGATCGAAATCCTGGGCGCGCTCGCGGCGTTTGGCATGGGTGCGGGGTTCAAGGCGTTCATCGAATCGAGCATCACTGGGCAGGCCACGCTGGGGCGCTTGTCCACCACGCTCGGCATGTCCACGCATCAACTGCAGGCGTGGCGGCTGGCGGCGAAAGAAATGGGCGGCGCCGGCAACGAAGCGTCCGATGCGCTGCAGAGCATGGCCAAGGGCATGGCCGAGGCGAAGATCCACGGCACGTCCGCACTGATCCAGGCGTCGCGACGATTCGGTTTCGGTGTTTCGAACGACCCAGCGCAAACCCTGATCAACATCAGCCGTCGCATGGCTGAAATGCACGACCCGCAGCAGGCGCTGCAGGTCGCGGAAGCGGCCGGCATCAGCAATTTCACCATGCAGCAGATGTTGCTGCAGGGCCCCGACAAGTTGCAGGCGCAGCTCGCTCGCACGATGGCACTCACCGGTGCCGCGACCAAGGCGAGCACGGAGCAGGCTGCGAAGCTGCAGGCGCAGTGGGCGGATCTGCAGGAGCGGTTCCATCAGGTTGGCCAGCGCGTGTTCGACAAGCTGGAACCGGTGCTGGCGCGGCTCGGTGAGGAACTGGCGAACTGGCTGGACAGCATCGACTGGAACGCCGTCATACGGAACGTGGAAAAATTCTTCCAGGCTCTGCAGCAGGTTGTTCAGGCGCTCGGCGGCGTGAAGGGAATCCTGATCGAGATTGCTGCGATCAAGGTGTTCGGGTGGATCGCCAATGTCGGGATGTGGGTGCTCAAGTTGCGCTCACTCACAACCGCGCTGACCGCCGCGCGCGCCGCGGCAGCTGCTGGCGGCGCGGCAGGCGCAGCCGAAGCCGCGGCAGCTGGCGGCGGCGCAGGCCTTGCGACGAAAGCCATTCCACTGGCGACGCGGATTTCAATGTGGGCGCTGCCCATCTGGGCGCTGTTCCACAGCGAAAGCACCGGCGGCGCGCGACGCGCGGACGGAACCTACGAGGACGAGGTTTCCAGCGCGCAGCTTGCAGCCACGGCCAAGGCCGGGCGCGAGATGGAAGCCAAACACCGCGCGCAGGCGATGGCGTACTTCACATCACAGGGATGGACGCCGCAACAGGCCGCCGGCATTGTCGCGAACCTCACGGCCGAAAGCGGTCTGCGCACGAACGCCTACGGCGACAACATGAAGGCGTACGGCATCGCGCAATGGCACAAGGATCGCCAGCAGGCGTTCGAGAAATTCACCGGACGTCCGATTCAAGGCTCCTCATTCGCCGATCAATTGGCGTTCGTGAACCACGAGTTGCAGACCAGCGAGAAACGCGCGGGCGACAGGCTGCGCACCGCTGGCAGCGCGGCCGATGCCGCCAGTCTGGTTTCGCTGCTGTACGAACGCCCGGCCGGCGGCCAAGCTGAAGCGCTGCGCCGCGCCAAGATGGCGCAAGGCCTTTCGAGCGCTTACGTTGGCGCGCGTCCGGAAGTCGCTAAATCTGGCTCCTCCACCACAACGAACAGCGTCACGATCAACGGCCCGATCAACGTGCAGACCAAGGCCACGGATGCGAACGGCGTAGCCAAGGGCATGCAGAAGGCGCTGCAAAACAACCCCCTCATCGCGGGCTACGTGACGTCGGTCGCCTGACATGTCAGTTCCCGCCACCTTCTTCCTGGGCGCGACGCAGGCGCTCGGGATCGACCTGCTGAACACCGGCGCGCCGACCTACGCCGTCGTGACCGCGGGACAATCAACGAACGCCGGCGGCTTCATGGCGTCGGTGTCCGGGAAACTGGGCGGCACCAAGAGCGGCCGCCCGGTGCTGACCCCGGACAGCGTCTTGTCGCTGGAATGGCACGGAGAAGAGCGCATCAGCGACTATCCGGTGCAGCAAGGTCAGTTCGTCAGCTACAACAAGGTGAAGGTTCCATTCGACCTGCGCATGGTCATGACCTGCCAAGGCCTCAATGTGGTGCAGGAAGCCTTGCAGTCGGTGACGCAATCGCTTGATCAGGCGCTGTCCAATGTCGGGCTCGCCTTCGGCCAGCCGATGAGCCGCGATGCGTTCCTGAAGCAGCTGGACACGATGCTGGAGAGCACGGATCTGTATGACGTGGTGACGCCCGACAAGGTGTATCAGAACGTCAACCTGGTCGCCTACAACCACGCGAAGAAATCGGACGAGGGTGGCACGCTGATCATCGCCGAGTTGATGTTCCGCGAGATCCGTGAATCCGGAAGCGCGCAGTATTTGACGCCCACGGCATCGGTGGGAACTCCCATCACTTCGTCATCCGAAACCGCGGCCTCGCCGGTCAACCTCGGCACCGTCGTGGGTGGCCCGCTGCAGCCGTCCGATTTCGCGCACTTCAATGCAGCCTTCCCGCCCCCGACATGATCGCCATCCCGCTGCAACCCATCCCGGCGCAGGCCTTCAATGTCTCGCTGGGTGACCAGCCGTGCCGGATCACGCTGTACCAGAAGGGCGATCACTTCTACCTCGACCTGGCGGTGAACGATGTCGTGGTCGTGCAGGCGCGTATGGTACTGAACAGCGTGTGGATCGTGCGTTACGCGTACCTCGGGCTCGTGGGCGACCTCGTGATGTTCGACACCCAGGGCACGAATGACAGTCCGACCTACGATGGACTCGGCGCGCGCTACCAGCTCTACTACCTGACGCCCGACGAGATCGTGGCCGGCGGTGCGGCGTGAGCTTCACCAAGCGCGGCCTCGGGTACGTGATCGAGTTGAACCAGGGCGACAATGCCAACAGCAGCGCACCCGGGCAATTCGACAATGGTTCGAACACGCTCAACCTCGACGGCCTGCGGAGCGTCGCATCGATCCAGTCGGTGATCGGTGGGGATACCGCGTTCGGCGGTCGCGCGCTGTTGCAACTCTGGGGCATGAAGCCCTCCGATATGGCGCAGCTGTCGACGCTCGGTTTCGACCAGGCCAAGATCAACAAGAACAAGATCACGGTGTTCGCATACGACATCGACGCCCGTGACAAGAAGGTCAACGAGGTCGAGGTGTTCTCCGGTGGAATTTTCGTTGCGCACATCAACTACAACGCGATGCCGGATGTCTCGCTGGAACTTGAGTGCTACGCGTCGATCGGCCAGCAAACACAGATGGTCCCAGGAACCAGCGTCGCCGGAAGCGGCGATGTCGCGGCGATGCTGCGAGGCATCTGCGCGGCTTGTGATCCGCCGGTCACCTTCATCGACAAGGGCATATCGGCGCAGCTCGCCAACCCGGCCCATGCGGGCTCGCCTTCGCAACAGATCGCCGACATCTGCACGGCCGCGGGCATCTGCTACACGCTGCAGGGCGACACGCTGACCGTTTGGCAGAAGGACACGAACGTCGACGGCGTGACGGTGACCACCGGGCCCGACAACGGCATGGTCGGCTATCCCGAATACACGCAGATCGGCATCGACGTCACGATGGAATTCAACCCTGACGTGCAACTCGGGCGCCAGCTCGAAATCAAGAAGGCATCAGGCGATTCGCTTCCGGTGCCGGGAGTGCCGGGCACGTTCTGGATCAACGTAGTCGCGCACGAGCTTTCGTGCGAGATGCCGGGCGGTCCGTGGTTCACGCATGCAAGCGTGAGCAACATCCAGATCGTAGGGCGCAACTGATGGCGGATACAGGCAGCTATTTCAACCCGGCCGCGGGCGCGAATCCGCTCACGGCATGGGCGTTCGCCTTCCGTGCCGCGATGGCGCAGATACGCACGACAATCCCGGTGCGGGTCGATGCCGTGCATGGCGGCGGTCTTGCGCCAGTGGGCCGCGTCGACGTACAGCCGCTGATCCAGCAGATGGACAGCGCTGGCAACGTCATGGCGCTACCGGTGTTGTACGGATTGCCGTACCTGCGCTGGCAGGGCGGCACAAGCGCGGTGATCCTCGACCCTGCAGTCGGCGACATCGGCCTCGTCTGCTTCGCCGACCGCGACGTGTCGGCGGTGATCGCCAGCGGCAAGCAATCGGCGCCGGGGTCGAATCGGCGGTTCAGTCTCGCCGACGGGTTCTACATGGGCGCGACGCTCAACGCCGAACCGGCGCAGTACCTGCAGTTCGACCCCGATAGCGGCATTACGCTCAACTCGCCAAAGACGATCACCGAAGAGATTGGGACCGACAGCAACGCTGCGCGCGTGGTGATGAATTCGTCCGGGATCGTGCTTTCCTTCGGCGGTCACTCGATCACGATCAACAGTTCGGGCATCGCGATCAGCGGCCCGGTGACCGGCGATAACACCGCAACCTTCGACAAGGAAGGCACATTCAACGGCGGGCACACGGTCAGCGCACATGTGCACCCCGGCGTGCAATCTGGCAGCAGCAATACCGCGCAGCCTACAGGTTGATCCATGCAAACCCTACCGCTCGACACCGCAACCTGGGACTTGCAACTCGACAGCAACGGCAACCTGACGCTTACCGATCCCGACTACAGCATCGCTCAGGACGTGGCCTCGGCGATCCGCACGTTCCAGGGCGAATGCTGGTATGGCGCCACGCTTGGCCTGCCGTATTTCCAGTCGCTGCTCGGGAAACTGCCGCCGCGGTCCTACATCACGAACCTGCTCGAGCAGGCGGCGCTCACCGTCGCCGGCGTGCTGTCGGTGACCGTGGTCAGCCTCGGCCTCAACGCGCAACGCCAGCTCACCGGGTCCGTGATCGTGGTGAGCACCGACACCAATACCCCCATCGTCGCGAGTTTCTGACATGACCGGAACGGCCGTCCCTGCAATCCAGTTCACCCCGACCGGTCTGGTCCTTCCGACCGACGCTGCCATCCTCACCGGCGTGCAGTCCGATCAGCAGCGCGCCTTCGGCGGCAACCTTTCGCTGTCGCTGTCCTCGCCGCAGGGACAGCTTGCGCAGGCACTGGCCGCGATCGTCAGCGACAAGAACGCGCAGATCGCCGAGATCGTGAACCAGGTCGATCCTGCCAACGCCGCGGGCACGATGCAAGATGCCATCGGCGCCATCTACTTCATGAAGCGCATCGCGGCCTCGGGCACGCTGGTGGCCGGCACCTGCAGCGGTCTCACCGGCACGGTGATTCCCGCCGGCGCGATCGCGCAGGACACCGCGGGCAATCAGTACGCGCTGTTGTCGCCAGTCACCATCGCGTCATCCGGAAGCGTGGTCGGGCAGTTCCAATGCCTTGCCACCGGGCCGATTGCCTGCCCGATTGGCACGCTGACCACGATCTACAAAGCCATCTCAGGCTGGGAGTCGGTGACCAACACCACCGCGGGCGTGCCCGGCGTCAACGAGGAATCCCGCGCGGACTTCGAGCTGCGCCGGCAGAACTCCGTCGGCGTCAATGCGCTCAACTCGATCCAGTCGGTGCTGGCCGCGGTGCTGGCGGTCCCGAACGTGATCGATGCCTACGTGACGGACAACTCCACGAACGCCACGGTCAACACCGGGCCCACGGCGTACCCGATCATCGGCAATTCGATCTATGTCGCGGTGGCCGGCGGCGACCCCGCGGCGATCGCTAAGGCGATCTGGAGCAAGAAGTCGCTCGGCTGCGCGTACAACGGCGGCACCAGCTACGTCTACACCGACGACTCGACGGGGGTCATGCCGTACCCGACCTACACCGTGAAATGGCAGGCGCCAACCTCGGTACCGGTCTATTTCGCGGTGGACCTGGTCAACAATGCCAGCGTCCCGGCCAACATCACGCAGCTGGTGCAGGACGCCATCCTCGCGGCGTTCAACGGGCAGGATGGCGGCTCGCGCGCGCGGATCGGCTCGACCCTGTACGCCGGACGCTACTTTGCCGGCATCTCCGCGATCGGCAATGGCGTGGAACTGCTGTCGATCGGAATCGGCACCGCGCCCAGCCCAACCGCCACGTCGCTGGCCATGGGTATCGACCAGCTCCCGACTTTGAGCGCGGCGGACATCACGGTGACGCTGACGTGAGAAACGATGCCGGCACTGTTGATGCTTCGGCGACGTTCCTGGCGCAGTACGCGACCTCGCCCATCCTGACCAGCCTGATCCAAGCCGCCAACGCCGCGATCGACCCGCAGGCCGATTTCGACGCCTTCATGACGAACGTCTGGGACGTCTACACCGCGCAGGGCTTCGGCTTGGACATCTGGGGCCGGATCGTCAACATCCCGCGCACGATCAACATCCCCGCATCGAGCGAGTTCCTCGGGTTTGATGAGGCGTTGCCGGATGCCGAACCGTTCAACCAGGCGCCGTTCTACAACGGTCCGCAAGCCGGCACGCTCTACACGCTGTCCGACGATGCGTACCGCGTGCTGATCCTGACCAAGGCGCTCGCGAACATCTCCAGCTTCACCGCGCAGAGCATGAATGCGCTGCTGAACTTCATGTTCAACGGGCAGGGCACGACGCGCGGCTCCTGCTACGTGCTCGAAAACGCCACGCCGATGCAGATCACCTACGTGTTCAATTTCGCGCTGCAGTCGTGGGAAGCCGCGGTGCTGCAGCAGGCGTCGCTGATGCCGCGGCCCGCCGGCGTCGGCGTGACCATCACCGTCAACCCGTAACCCGAACCCATCCAAGCATTCCCGAAGGCCGCCTCGCGCGGCCTTTTTCATTTCCAGAAGGCCGAAACCCATGCAAAAGTCCAATGCACCGACCAAGCTGACCGTGGCGTTCGCGTCCGGCACCGGCGCGGGACCGGTCAACACCGTGCCGTTGACGCCTGGCGCGATACCGGGCACCGCGAGCTACCAGACCGGTTTCACGTCGGTGAACATGGAACCAATCGCTTCGGGCGGCGTGCCGCCGTTCGGCGCCGACTTCAACGGCCTGTTCAAGGATGCCACCCTCGCGCGCATGTGGCAGGAAGCCGGGTACACCTACAGCTTCGACGCGGCGTTCGCCGGGGACGCGAACATCGGCGGCTACCCGGCCGGCTCCGTGTTGCTGATGGGAACCGGCAAAGGCCTCTGGATCAACCAGACCGACAACAACAGCCAGAACCCTGACGCGGCGGGCGCGGCGGGCTGGATTGGCCTGCCCGCGGCCGGCACCTACACGATCAACACCACGGGCGGCACGACCACGCCGGATCCGTCCACGCTGGGCGTGACGACCCTGCTCGTGGCTGGCGCGCTCACGTCGAATGCAACGATCGTGTTGCCGCTCATCGCGGGATCGCGATGGATCATCGCCAACAACACCACCGGCAGCTTCACGCTGACCGTGCAGGGTGCGACCGGCGCCGGCGTGTCGATCACGCAAGGTTCCGCGCTGACCGTCTTCACCGACGGCACGAGCTACTACGCGGCGAGCGCCAACATCTCCGGCCAGTACCTGCCGATCAACGGCACCGCAGTGGCGGCAACGAAACTCGCCACGCCGCGCGCGTTCCAGATCACCGGGCTCGCCACCGCTGCTTCGATCAACTTCGACGGCACCGGCAACGTCATCTTCAACGTGACCGCACTGAACGTCGCCGGCGCGCTCGGTTACACGCCGGCCAATGACGGGCAGGTGGTGCACATCGCCGGCACGGAGACGGTCACTGGCCAAAAAACGTTTTCGCAACCCGTGTCTGTAAGTGGCACGCTTGTCGGTGGAAATAGGTATGCCGTCCAGCTGGACAATACAGACACTAGCACAGGGTCGCTTGTCGGCATATCAATGACGTCCGGCAGCGTGGGCGGCGCCGTCGTTCAATACGACGCCACGACCTACACGGGCACTCCGTTCGCCGGCACCTTGTCATTGGAGTGCACGGGACCTGGCGGTATTGTCTTAAGCGCCTACGGCGGCGGCAATATACAGTTCGCGACTGGTTCGTCACGAACTGTTGTCGCATCGATTTCGAACAACGGCGCGTTCACCGCGTTGTCTGCGAATTTTACGGGTTCCGATCGCCGCCTAAAGCGCAACATCCGCAAGTTCAAGGCGCGCCCGCTGCACCGCACGGTTCCATTCGTTAGTTACGTGCTGAAGGAGAACGGCTGGAACGGTCTCGGCGCGACTGCGCAATCGATGCAAAGGACTGCGCCCGAGCACGTCGGTGAATTCGACTGGCACGGCAAGACGCGCCTGTCGCTCAACTACGCCGGCGCGGCCTACGAACAGGCCATGTGGGCGGGGCAGGAGATCGACCGGCTCACCAAGCGCATCGACAGCCTGGAACGCAAACTCGCGCGCGCCAGCATCCATCCCCGCCAGCGCGGTCTGCTGCGTCTCTTGCTGGAGGCGATCTGGTGACTTCCGGCATCGCATCCAAAGGCGTCGATCTCGACAGCATCTTCGACCCGTACCAGGCCGGCACCACGAAGGCGCGCGCGGCGGGCATTGCTGTTGCTGGATCGGATACGAGCAACCGCTTCGCCAACATCATCTACGGCAGCGCGGCGGCTGCGACCGGCATCCAGAGCGAAGGCGCCGACCTCAACACACTTTACGCGGCCAAGGGCACCTCGCGCTACGCGACACCGGACAACGGTGTCGCCTATCTATCGTCATGTACGGTACCGATCGGCGGAAATGGCCAGGCCTCCGTATCACTGCTGATGACGCGTACCCAATACGAAGTCATGGTCGCGACCAATTCAGGCACCACCACCTACGGACCCTTCGCCATCCCGTCAGGCGTAACGCAGTTCTACACGGGCCTGCAACAAACCAGCGGTCCGGATAGTCACTACGCGCAGAGCGTGCTGCACGACAAGACCTGGACCGCGCTTTCCACGCTTTCCGCAAGTAATTTCACGTCGCTCGCGTCGGCCACAATGACTGTCACCAATGCAGTGCAGGGTCAAGATGTCACAGGCACCGCAACGCTTACGCTGCAATTCGGCAACAACGGGGCCGCCGTCTTCATCGGCAGCAACGGATGGACGATGAGGGTACGCAATATCAACTAGGTCGAATGGACCGCATGAACCCGTGTAAATGGATTCGCAAGCCTTTGATTCGGTGAGGGCGAAAATCGCGTTTCGTGTAAATCGTTCCACGTGGCGGCTTGGTGTCCAATCTTTCCGGCGACCACGCTGCAGTGCGGCTTCCAGCTGGTCAATTTCCGCGTTTTGGACACCGTGAAACGGCGTGGAACGCGCATTTTGATGCCATTTCCCTATCGGACTGCAAATCCGCGTACGCCGGTTCGATTCCGACCCTGGCCTCCAATGCTGGCGCGGCGAGGCTCGCGATCCGGGGCAATCCTTCATGCCTCGGTTGG